GCCATTCACAAGTACGCTTGCCGTACTCGCCACAGGAATCCCGCTGGGTGCAGATGAAAAATTATTTTGGTCTAATGTGTTTAAAAATGTTAGTAAACAGGATTCAAGAGCTGTGGGATTAAGAGTCTCCCCAAAAGCGACAAGGTTCATTCTAAAATTGCCATTTGAAAACCCCGTAGCAGGAGTTGCCACATTAAAGAATTTAAAAGTTCCGTTACCATTTTGTAATGATGCTGAACTACCAATACTAAAGGCATTAGTATTAATTGTTCCGTTTCTTGTTTGCCTCCGATTCCCGAAAGCATTACTACTACCAGTATTAACAACCCTTCTCATTCCAGTTAGCCCCGTAGATACAATATTCATTCGGTTTGAGCCACTACTATTACTACTAAGACTTCCCCCTCTTACTCTAGCTGTATTATATGTCTCTAAAGTATTTGAATTATACACTTGACCAACCCAAATGTCAGAAGTTTCTGTAATAGCACTAGTCTGAGTTGACATATATATAACATATTGGGTGGGGTCGCTGTGTGTTTCAGTTATATTACAATAAACACACATACTATTAGTAGAAACTTGTTGCCAATAACCAGCACTATTACTTAAATTATTTGGATAATCTTGTCCCACCTCCAGCCGTTTTGACCCGTCAGCTTTTAAACCTGTTTTTCTGTTGTAATCAGCCAAAACAAATCCAAAATTGTTCATAGGATAAAAATAATTTGTAAAAAGAGGAATTAACATTCCAGTAAGTGATCTAGCACCACAAAATAAATGAATATAAAGATTTGGGGTAAAATTATCTAATGAAGCTTGGGTTACTGCGGAAGTTCTTATTAAATCAATAACTAACCTGTTTACTGCGTTTTTGTACCAAGTTTCAAGACTCTGACCATCAGCCGTTTCTACTGCTGTAATATATGCTTGAGCATAGGAGTTCATAGGGTATGTCTGTGGGACGACCCCAGTAGCATCACCCGTGTGTAAACTATTTAAGCTTCCGAGACTCATTGATTCCTATTATAAGGAAAAAATATAATATAAGACAAGACTAAAAAAATATTATATTGTAGCCCCTTTGTAGCAAATAACTTTTCCAGATGTAAGAGTAACGGCTGTAAAACCTCCAAAAATTGTTAAGCCTTTTGGAAAGACTACACCAGCAGTACTTGACCCGTTTGAACCAGCTACCCAATTAGTAGTTGTAAGAGTTGAAAAAATAGTATCTTCAAGCATTGTAATAGCACAATAATTTTTTGCGGTAACAGAATTACTATTAGTAATAGTTTCAGCACCATATTTTCCTAAAGCTTCTCTGTCAATCATTGTTAAAATACTCCTTTTTAATTACTCTGGATAATTAACATTAGTTTCATCGTTTGAAATAACTAAAGCTTTTCGCCCTCTTTGAGAAAAGGGGGTTTTTTGTTTCTTTCTCAAGGCGGGTTCTGCTCCTACTGCACCAGCAAGCCTAACTGGAGCAGGAGGGGGTGGAGGTGGTGGTGGGGGTGGTGGTATAGGGGCAGGTCTGCTTCCTCCTCCTCCGCCTCCCATACACATAAATTTATCTCCCTCTTTCCTGTTGTTCGTCAAATTTAGCTTGTAAAAATCTTACAAGTTGACGCTGACCGCTATAAATCCAAATGTCCCGATCAGATTCACTAGAATCTGGACATCGTTCGGGAACAAGTTGGTGCAATACATCTACTACTGCTTTAGAGACTTTTGGAAACTCGTCAACATCTTTTTCATTTTTTGTTATAATTTTATTACCAGCCATAATTCTCCTTTGGCAAGTCATCTAACTCTTTAGGTAACAAGCCTTTGTCAATCCTGTGTTTTGTTTCTATCATCGCTCCAATGTTCCATAAGCAAGCAACATCGTGTCTTTCATCCTTTGTTCCTGCAAGATGTTTCGTTAAATGACGCAACGCAGAATCAGCATATCGACTTAACGGCTGACCTTTTTCCCAATTCCTAGAATCATATTTTTTTGCACCTTCCTCTAGTTGCCTAGCCCACATAAACAAAGCGTAGGGAGGAAGCAGGTCAAACCTGCCCTTATTTTCGTTAGTATCTCTGACTGAGCCAGATTTAAATTTCTGCCTTTTGCCCGAATCTTTAACAATTACTTCTTTTGATTCCATTTTTTCTCCTCTTTTTCAATTTCGATAACAATGCTGTAAGGGGGTACATTAGAATATTTTGTAAATTCTTCTTGTTTTTTTGGGGCTGGGGAACAGCTTGCCAGAAACAACATTAAAATAAATATCATAAATCGCTCTCTAAAACATTTATATTACATTCCCGTGCAACAAGAGCCTCTAGCAACGCTCCAGCACTCTTTTCAAACCCCTTTAAAAAGGTAATGCAATCAGCCGACAACAGGTTCTTTATATCCTCTTTGAGATATAAGTGTCTAGGCAGGTCTTTTTGACCATCAAAGTTCTCTGCTGGATTAAGAACAATGTAGCCTTGTTTCCGTAGTTCGGTTGCACGAGCGTGAAACGCTGGGTAGTTCAACTCTGGAAGCCCCGTCATCGCCCCGCTAATATATACTTTTAAGGATGCCATAGTTTAACCTCATTGTTCTCATACTCCCCGTTACGAAGGATTCTGGCTACACGAGCTTGAATAAGGGCTTCTTCTTCTCCAAAACCCTCATCTACATAAGCATCAAGAACCTTTTTCCATAGGTCTTTAGAGCCTTTAGCACCAAGTATCTTCTCTGCTGTTTTAGGGCCACAACCTTGCAAGCCCGTATATCCATCAGTTTGATCGCCTGTAAGAGCTTGAAACAAATGCCACCAATCAGCATCATCTTGGGTTACTTCCTGCACCCCTTCTTCAGCTTTATGGGGGTTGTAATGCTTGCAAGGAATCTGCTTAAAATCTTTATCTTCTCCAACAATGATGCTGGTAAACTTAGATTTTTCAGTAGCCCAAATTCCCAATATATCGTCTGCTTCCAAAGTCGGCATCTTTACAGCCTTATATTCCTCTGCAAGCCAGTTCCGAATTACAGGATAAAGTAAAGGCTTTCTTTGTTTCTTTCGGTTCTCTTTGTAAGTAGGTAACAAGCGTTTTCTCCAATTTGTATCATCCGAAAGGGCTATTCTAACTTCTTGTGCCTTTAACTGAATTTTTAAATCTTCAATAAAAGCCTTTGTGGTCTGCATAGCCGTATCTGTATGGCCGTGCAAAGTCCACAAGTGGTCGCCCCAATCGCAGGGGTATTCATTAGTTATGGTATGCCAAAAGGCTAACCAATCTCCGTCTAGTAGCAGTTGTGTTTTTTTCATAGTGTTTAGTATTTTACCCTTTTCAAACTTTTAATTTGCACAGCATACTGGGTCTTAGTATGAGCATCCTTTGAGGAGGCGTGTTTAATAAACAATCTAGCTTGCTCCTTTTTCTCACGCAGAAATGGGTATAGACTTCTGATAACATTGACGGAATTTTCTCCGAATATACGAAAATAGAAGTAATTTCTCCAATATATATTTTTCTTGTTGTTTCTATCTTTTGAAAACTTTCCTCCATACAACTTATGAAAAGTCTTAACAACCTTTGGGTAGCAAGACTTAATACTGACAATCCTAGAACCAATTTTTGAAATATGGATACAGCCTTCTCCATCAAAGTAACCAGCAAGATACGAAAGTTCAATTTCACTAGGTTTTCTCACTCAATGGGTCTCTGCCCAATTAAAGCCGATACGATACTCCCCGTCAAGAGGGCATCTAAACCCAAAATCAGAACCAGCTTTTCGGATACCCATAACAGCGGTCTTTCCAATAATGTCGGAAATAGCTGTTTTACCTTCGATCTGCATTTCATCGTGAATGTGGGCTACCAAAGCGTAGTCTTTGCCAAAGTTAAAACCGCTATGTTGCATTGTTGATACAAAGTTGATAGTTGCTTGTTTCATAATTAAAGCTCCTGCTGATTGCAAAAGCATATTCAATGCTGAATGGGATGAGCGAACAGGTAGCTGGCGACCATCCAAGCCTGTTAAGTAGCCCTTGGTATTAACAGCAAGTTCTACGGCATCTTTAAGCCTCTTAATGGCTGGGAGCTTGCGTTGAAACTTATCTATAATCTCCTTACCAGCCCGTTCACCTTTACCAATAATGTTTCCTATTTTCGCTGAACCAGCCCCATATAGAAACGCATAGATAAAGGTCTTTGCAGAGTTCCTATCTGGCAAGCCAGAAGCTTCTTGATTAGCTGTATGAATATCTCCCTCTAGTAGAATCTTAGCATATTGCCCACCATCGTAAGGGTGCATATAATGAGCAAGGCAACGAAGCTCTAAACCAGAAGCATCAGCACCTATTAGGCTAAACCCGTTACTCTTATCGGCCACAAAGAGGCTTCTGCACTCTTTACCAAAAGCTGAACCAACTCTAGGCACTTGAGCCATATTAGGGTTACGATGGGTGCAACGACCAGTAACAGCACCATTTGTAATAACCCT